CATACTAGAATGGATTACTGAAACTACAGGTGCTATTATCACTGGATATTTTGTCTTATCCAGAAAATATGAATTGCACAATGTTCTCAGTTATGTAGAAAAAGATCAAGATGAAAACTATGACAATATATGGAAAGAGGTCAGAAAAGAAGGAAAGGTTTTCAAATCCAAAGGGTACAACAAACTGTTTCTAACTGCTTCAACAACTCTATCGGTTGAAGGCGATGATACTTTAGACGATAGTCTAATCGATGCCAAGAAAGGTAGATTGTCTCAAGCATTCAGAAAAAATCAAAGAAGTAAAACTACTTCTAGATTCCTAACTAATGAATTTGTAAAGGAGATTGCATAATGGAACCAATTAGAATGGATATGGACTGGCATTGGGGTGGTCCTGAAAATTATAATAAATTTGCAGAAGCATTTGCTGATGTAGGACCTAGTCCTTGTATGAAGTTCAATTGCCCTAGAAAAGAAGCGTGTGCCGAAGAGAAAGTTGAATGTAAGGCTTTCAGATATTGGGTGAATAATGGGTCATTGACCACTATGAGATTGGTCAATGGAAGAAAAACAGAGGTATCAATCGAAGAAGATTGTACAAGAATCCTAAGAATTTGTGAATAAGTGCTTGACATTGCTTACCACTTTTGATAGGATATAACCATGATGAGAATAACTAATAAAAAGGAGACTATATGAGAAGTGATTCTGTTGATATAAATGGAAGAAAATTTTCTCTATCACCAGATAGAGTCGAATTTCTTTCTGAACTACAAACAAAATATCCCAATCAGACGGTATTTACCAAAGAGGATATTGATAACATTGGTCATATGCCTTATTGGGTAAGATCAAAAAAATATCCATTTAGAAATAATGATGCAACTCAATTTGATTTGACTGCTTTGTTATCAAATGTTATACCGATGCCTGCACAAAAGGCTGCTATCAGAGTTTCAGCTAACAAGCCATCAAATATGCCTGTTGCAGCTCAGACCGAATCGATCAACATTTTAGAAGACGATGTAAAAATTGTTCCTGAAAAGATGTCTAACTATGTTCCTTTTGGTCACTTCAAAGATGTAGAGAATATCATCAAGTCTAAGATATTCTTTCCAGTTTTTGTGACTGGTCTTTCTGGTAACGGTAAGACTTTGATGATCGAACAGGTTTGTGCTAAGTTGAAAAGAGAACTCTACAGAGTCAATATCACTATTGAGACCGATGAAGATGATCTAATGGGTGGTCATACTCTGGTCAATGGCAACATTGAGTTTAGAGAGGGTCCTGTTATCAAAGCTATGAGAAAAGGTGCTGTCCTTCTCTTAGATGAAGTTGATCTTGGTTCAAACAAGATGATGTGTCTACAATCAGTTCTTGAAGGCAAAGGTTATTTGATCAAAAAAACTGGAGAATGGGTAACACCTAAAGAAGGATTCACTATTCTTGCTACTGCAAATACTAAAGGTCAAGGCTCAGAAGATGGTAAGTTCATCGGAACTCAGATCATGAACGAAGCGATGCTTGAAAGGTTTGCGATCACTATGCAACAAGAATATCCACCCATTTCTATAGAGAAAAAAATTCTCACTAAAGAAATGGAGTTGACTGGTGATGTTGATGAAGAGTTTGTATCCAAACTAGTTGATTGGGCTGACATTATTAGGAAGACCTATTACGAGGGTGCGATTGATGATGTCATTACAACAAGAAGACTTGTTCACATTGTCAATGCATTCAGAATGTTTGGTGATAAACTCAAATCAATTCAAATGTGTACTTCTAGATTTGACGAAGACACTAGAAATGCAGTTCTTGATCTCTATACAAAGATCGACAGTGGTGTTGACATGAATGATGAAAACCCCATTGACGAAGAAACAGAAACAACTTATAATGAAGAGTATGGGACTGTTTAGTAAAAAGATCAATTACAAATATGAAGAGGACAGACTCCTGAAGGAGTTTGCCTCTTATATTGATAATACATATGATCAACATTACAGTTTGAACAAATACCAGTCTACTGAGTTTATAATCGATAGTGGACATGGTGAAGGTTTTTGTATCGGCAATATTATGAAATATGCACAACGATACGGAAAGAAAGGTGGAAAGAATAGAGCAGACTTGCTAAAAGTTTTGCACTATGCTTTATTTATGTTACATGTACACGATAAACAGGAGGCTGAAAAGTGATGAAAATTAGTAACGATACACGAAACATCCTAAAAAACTTTTCTACTATCAATAGTGGAATCAAAGTGAAAGAGGGTAATAAGTTAGAAACAATCTCTAACATGAAAAATATACTTGCAGTTGCAACTATAAATGAAAACTTCCCAAAAGAGTTTTCAATCTATAATCTAAATGAATTCTTAGGTGCAACATCTTTGATGGAAGATCCAGAGTTTCAATTTGGTGATGCAAGTCTGACTATTGCAGATAATAATTCTGCTATGTCTTACTTCTATGCAAGTGATGGAATGGTAACTTCACCAGAAAAAATGATAACAATGCCAGATGCAGAAATAAAATTTGATATCTCATCACAGTTGTTATCTGATCTAAATAAAGCAGCTAGTGTTCTAGGTGTAAACGATTTAGTTTTAGAAAGTGATGGTACTAAAATGACACTCACTGTAAAAGATAAGAAGAATGCTACATCTAATACATTCTCTAGGATTGTAGGTGAAGGAAATGGTGTGAAGTTCACATTCAATTTCAAAATCGAAAATCTAAAAATCTTAGATGGAAACTATGAAGTGTTTGTTTCTTCAAAAGGAATCTCAAACTTCAAAAATAAAGATGTAGACTTAGAGTATTTTATCGCACTGGAACCAGATTCAAAATACAATGTGTAACATATATATTAGTGTGAGTAAAGTTCCAGTCTCTGCTCTACTCTCGGGAGTGACTCTATCTCATCATCTTAGGGTGAGTCACACTCAGAACTCGGTGGGGAGTTCTGTCTTATGAAGCAAGAATTTTTATTTGTAGAGAAATACAGGCCTCAAACCATTGAGGACACGATACTTCCTGATTCAATCAAAGAGACATTCAAAGAGTTCGTAAAGAAAGGTGAGATTCCTAATCTCATGTTATGTGGTTCTGCTGGTGTTGGCAAAACTACAATTGCAAAAGCATTATGCAACGAACTTGGTGCTGACTTCATTGTGATCAATGGCTCAGATGAAGGCAGACTTATAGACACACTTAGAACTAAAATCAAAAACTTTGCTTCAACAGTTTCTTTGGGTGGTGGATCTAAGGTCGTAATTCTAGATGAAGCAGATTACATATCTGCTGACAGTGTGCAACCTGCACTCAGAAATTTCATAGAGGAGTTCTCCTCAAATTGTAGATTCATATTCACTTGTAACTACAAGAATAGAATTATTCCACCACTCCACTCCAGAACAACAGTCATTGACTTTACAATGACACCAGAAGATAAACAGAAACTTGCTGGTACTTTTCTAACTAGACTTGATAATATTTGTGAACAAGAAGGCATTCAATCAGATAAGAAAGTTCTTGCTGAACTTATACTCAAGTTCTTTCCAGATTTTAGAAGATGCCTAAATGAAGTTCAAAGATATGGTGCAAGTGGTATTATAGATAGTGGACTTTTGTCTACTCTCTCAGAAGAAAAACTTACACCTCTTATTGATATGATACAAGACAAAAACTGGAAAGGTATGAGAAAGTGGGTGGGTCAAAACTCAGACAATGACTTCAACACATTATTCAGAAAAGTGTTTGATGCATTGGAGAAGAGACTAGAACCTAGTTCTATACCTTCTTGTGTTTTATTGATTGCAGACTACCAACACAAAGCTGCATTCGCAATGGATTCTGAAATAAACTTTGTTGCTTGTTTGACAGAGATTATGTCAGAGTGTAAATTTAGGGAGTAATATATGGGACAATATGATGATAAAGTAGAGAGACAGAGACTTCTCTTAGAAGCAGAGAAGTGGGCAAAAGAGATTGATGGCATTCATGCACATTCAATCAGCAGTATGTGGTACGATACAAGACCACAAGATACCGAAGATGGTAAAGGTGTTATTGATGTGCAATATAACAGTGGTCTTATCAAAAGAACTTGTGATGATGGTTCAACACTATTCTTCGGCAAAGAACTTACAGGTGATGATCTTATCTCAGAGTATGTAAGAAGAAAGACACCATCAAAAACACAAAAGATTCTCAGATAGTGTCTAAAAGAAATCCCTTTGACTTTGTAAAGTCTGTTTCTTATGACAAAAAGGATATCATGGTTGATGATATCGAAGAGAAAGCATATCAACCATTTCTAACAAACAAGGCATTATCTCACCATGAAGATTCTATCTTTTTTACTAATGAAATGAACATTAGATACAGTGTGGACAATCGTCTTCAATACTTGTTTTTTCTAAATACCCTTAGAAGAAGACAAAGGTTTTCCAAATGGAACAAACCTTATGTCAGCAAAAAGCTCGATATTATAAAACAATATTATCAGATAAGTACCAAAGAAGCAAAAGATTATGAGACTATCTTATCTGAAAAAGAATATCGTGAATTGAAGAAGAGAATGAACACTGGTGGAAGTAATGAATGAAATAGAATCACAAGTTGCAGATTTAGTAGAAGTAACATTTGAAAAACAAGACGACTTTCTAAAAATACGAGAAACTCTTTCCAGAATAGGAGTTGCCTCTCGAAAAGAACAAGAATTATATCAATCATGTCACATATTGCACAAAAGAGGTAAGTACTATATTGTGCATTTCAAAGAACTCTTTAGGTTAGATGGTAAACCAACTAACTTTGATGAAGGCGATATTGCAAGGAGAAACACTATTGTATCTCTTTTAGAGCAATGGAGTCTTGTGAATGTGGTAGATAGTTCAAAGGTTGCAGAACCTAGAGCACCTTTATCTCAGATAAAGATCATACCATATAAAGAGAAAGAACAATGGAAGTTAGTAACTAAATATTCCATTGGTGGTAATAAAACCATAAATAACTAAAAAATAGGAGGAGTTATGTTTCAAGGCATAATCGACTTCGTTATGGGAATTTGGAACTTACTTATGATAGTTCCAGTTGTTATATCAATTTGTAGTGTTATTGTCGCTTTGACACCTACACCACATGATGATAAGTTATGGGCCAAGGTATATAAATACCTTGAAGTTCTAGCACTTGCAATTGGTAAGGCGAAGGACAAAAATCCATTACTAGATAAGTAACTTTATAAAGTTAGGAGAAAATTATGGAATTTGTAATTTTTGTTATTGTAGTTGCTGTGATTGCTTTCTTTGTCCGTAAAAAAGACGATAAGAAAGTAACAGCCAATATTAGCATAGACAGAAACAACGATAATGTTGTATCTAAGTCTGAGCTAAAGAAGTTGACCAAAAACCAACTTTTAGAAATGGCTGATAAAAAGAGTCTGAAGGTAAAAAGATCAGGTTCGAAAGCAGATGTGATCAACGAAATCCATTCACAACTCAAATAACTTCAAACCAAAATTTGAAAGGGTG